TGATTTCATCTTCTGCATACTGGAAGTTGGTTTTGATATTCGTGAAGTTATCACGAAAACCTTGTGAATTGTTGTCTTGTCCGGCTACTGGGTATGTGCCGTCAATGTTGTTTGGGTTAATATTACTTGACATAGTTTATCCTTGTTGGAAATATATGTTATTTAGCGTGAATGTACAGCGTTAAAAAACTTGTTTCCAGGTAGATCCGTTGGTTTTGGTATAGACATATTCCACTTCAGTCCAGGTAGAACTTCCAGTTTTTACATAGACATTTGACACAGTTGCCCAGTTATTGCCAGAATCTTTGATCTGTGTTAGCCCTTGAATGTCTTGATAAGCGACGCCGCCGGATCCGCCCCATTGGGACTCGTAATTTGTGTAATCATTAGAAAGACCGGTTGAATACATAATGCTAGTATTAGCATTTGATGTTAACCAAGTTTTAACATCGGCTTGGGTAGCAGTTGGGTGAGCCTGACAATACAAAGTTGCCATACCTGCTATTTGAGGGCAGGCCGCTGATGTTCCAGTAAAGTTTGTTTGTTTAAAACTTCCATTGAGAAAATACGAAGAATTAGGATATGCGGTTGTATTTGAAACTGCGGACCTAACGTCCCACCCTGGAGCAAACACAGTTACGTTATATCCTGCATTACTAAAAGATGCTTTATAGTTTTTAGATGAAGCATTTAATCCGACTGCTAATGCACCTGTTACAATACTATTAGCAGTGCAAGGACTTGGTCCACGATTATAATATCTAAACTGTATGTCCACCGGTGATCCGTTGTATGTTCCGTTCCAGTAATTCCAATAGTCGTTTGTTTTATTAGATTCGTCAGTTGGTTCTGCAATTTTAACACCTTGATTTCCGGCTGCTGTAACAAATATAATTCCATTGGTTATCATATTTTCTACAGCAGTATCAACAGAAGTGAGTCTTGTTGTTTGTCCCTGGCTTGATAAGTTTATAGTTGTGTTACTTGGTAGATCATAAAGTGGAAGACTACCAGTGGTTGACATTCCTTTACTTGTGTCAGGGGAACTTGCAACTACATTTCCGCCGTTGCGATAGTTTATTGAGGTTACTGATATTAAGTCTTTAGCCAACAAGTAGGTTATTTCCCCAAGAGCAACCGTTGGTCGACCGTTGGTTTTTGCATTGTGCCAAACGGTAATAGCATCGCATGCTGTTGCAAAATCAATACTTCCACTACCACCTGTTGATATTTTACAAGGATAGATTGTGGCATTACGTGCCCACCCATAGTTAAGTCCTGCTGTTAATGATGCAGCCGCTGTTCCGTGACCATTGGTATCACTAAAGTTAATAGAATTTGGAGTAGTATCAAGATTGCCAGTCCAGTCATACAGTACGATTCGAATATTTCCATTAGCGTCTTGAAACTCTGGATGATAATACTCAATTCCGGTGTCCATAATAACCACATCAACACCTGTTCCATCTAACACATAATTGTATTCGCTCGATGTTGTAGTTAAATTTCCATATTCGTTTGTGGAGTAAGAATTTCTTATTAATCCCCAGTTTATATTATTTCCTGTTGCAGTAGAAGCATTATAAGGTGGTATTGTAAATGATACATTGGCGGTACTTGGACCGAATGTAGTTGGAGAAACTGGAAAAATTCCGATTTGTTCTGGAGGTCTCTCCACTGCTAATACTCTAGAATCTTGTTTAACTTCTTCTGCTTCTTCGTCGGTCAACAGATAATGGCACATACGCGGCTGAACATCTCTGTTGTTAATGATAGAAACTGCACGATCAGGTATATGAGGTAATCCAGAACTAGGATTTTCTATATCGGTCCAAAAGGAGTCATAATCAACTCCATCATTTAAAACGACAATATACTCTTTAGTTTCCATTAGTAGGTCTGATACCAAATATCACCAACAGCACCATCACTGCCCGAAGGTGCAGTGTTGGCTACGTGTATGACTCGTTTGACTGCTGACAGTGTGGCTATGTTGCCACTGCTGATCAAGTTACCACCAGTGATGTTGCCAGTTACACTTAAACTTGATAATGTACCCACTGATGTAATGTTGGGTTGTGCAGCTGTAGTCACGGTTCCAGCTGTGGTGGCAGAAGCCACAGCACCTGTGACATTGGCTCCTGTTATACTACTCAGCACTGATCCGTTGCCAATAAAATAACCTGCTGTGATGTTGCCTGTGGTACTGATTGTATTTGAACCAAATGAACCCAACAATGTAGTTACATTTGAGTTATTGTAGTTTGCTGTTATCCCGGTAAGTTGAGATCCATTGCCTAAAATGTAACTGCCAGAAATGTTGGCACTGGAAGTAATATTTCCTGAAGATACTAATGAAATCAACGTCCCAACTGAAGTGATATTGGGTTGTGCCGCTGTGGTCACTGTACCGGCACTTGTTGCGTAAACGGCATTTGAGATACTACCAGAAAAAGTGCCGCTGATATTGCCTGCAGACAAATTACCAGAGACAGTTAAACTAGTCAATGTGCCCACTGATGTAATATTAGGCTGAGCCCTACTGGTTACAGTTCCAGCTGTGGTAGCAAACGCCTTAACGTTTGAAAAGTTAGTATCAAGTTGGCTAAGTGGAATATTGCCGCTAGCAGTAGCAAAAGTAAATGGAACTGTTGACATTATAATCTCATTATTTTAATTGTTTATATTTATATAATACTGTTTATCCAAGTTACAGGATTATCAGAATTGTTATCCCATGTCACTCGAGCACCACTATCATTAGTCCAACTAACAGGACCTGATAATTCTTCTGGATTTACAATATTCTTATAAGGGAATACAAGATACTTGTCGTACTCCTGCGTGTTGCTGTACATATCTACAGGTGCAATGAATCGTAAACTTGAGCCATCAAATATAGTAGCATCGGCACCTACAACTTCGATGTCCCACGTTGCACCAGACCCAGTGGTTACAGTACCTGTGATTGATGTATAACTCACAGTACCCGATGTTGCCGTACCATCAATTATGGCAGCTGTTATACCACCGCTGGAATCAACTGCTGTTACTGTAATTGTAGCATTATTGGTTATGTTAGATCCGCCTAGACTAGAACCCAAAACAGTCAACTGAGAACCCACTGCGTAATCTGTGCCTCTGTTGGTTACTATCACGGTGTATATTTGAGCATTTTTTAACACAGTAAAAACTGCGCCCGAACCACTGATATTTGTTCCTGCTATATTTGTATATGTGTCCCCGGTACTAAACAATGGAGCCACTCCACTGGCACGAGCTTGCTCAATAGTACCAAATTCATTAACTTGTTCAACAGTTATGGTTATATTATTTGTGCCATTGACCCCACCGACTTGACTGCCTAAAATAAGAATACGATCACCAATGGCATATCCAGTTCCCCCATCATATACAATATTTGATGGCAATTGGTAGTGATTATCTAGATCAAATGTGGTTTCAGCTGGAGTAGGTTCCCATGCACCGCCGGTAGAATCTGCAATTGGGTCCCAGTTCTTGGTCAACAATCTATCTAGTTCATAACGGTCAACTTCAAAGTCAATCAAATTCAAGCGTTGACCAAATTGTTGATTGATGTAGTAGGCCAACTGGTTGCCCTTGCCAGGTTTGGCATAAGCTATGACCCAGGCCGGTACAAACCCCAATACACGACCATTTTTTTGTTTGGATGTCATCCACGGTGGTAGAATAGTACCAACCTGACCCACAGTGTCGATCACTTGATCTCTCATGTTGATCAAACTGTTGGGATACACTGTGTTAATTTCTGTTAAGTCACCCTCGTTGATTGGATATGGCAATGTGACTTGTTTGCTCACACTCTGACCTTGATTGTTCAAAAGATTGTCTATGATTCGGCTGTACACAACTTCATAGATAACTTCTCCAGCACTGTTGGTGGCCTGGGCAACACTGACAGCACCCAAAGTAAGAGTTTTCCAATAATGATTTTCGTACAAACTGCTGTAGTATTCTTCGACAGTGCTGGCTCTCAATCCAAATGCATGGTCATATATCACTTGAGTTGCTCGACCAAAGTTGGGATCTGCAGGTCTATACAATAACTCGTTTTGAAATATGTCAGCATTTTGTAATAGATCATTGATGAGATCTCTATCATTCTGAGGCGGCATACACTGTACATAAAGATTTTCGTATGGCTCATTGTAGACTCGATCCAATGTGATTGTGAAATCTTTGAACACACTGACCAGTCCGTTGACACTGTAGGCATTCACTGTAAATGTGTATGTCATGTCAAATGTGGTTTCTGTGTCTTCGCCGGTCACACCCAGATCATTGAGTGTGACATCAAATGTTGTGGTACCAAGATCCAAGGCAAAAGTATCAAAACTCACGCGACCAGCAATTTCTCCACTGGGCAATAATTCTAATCCTTGTGGTAAACTGCTGTCACTGCCAGATTCCAATTGATATTGCAACGGAATGCCAGCAGTGTTCACGGCTTCAACATACAGTGTGCTGGTAGAACCATTGACAATGACTCCAAGATTGCTGGGTGTTAACCATGTTACGTCTGTGTCAACTGGTCCAACAATGCTCAATGAATAATCATAAGGATTACTGATCACATCTGGATTGTCTTTTTTGTATACTCGAACATAAAAATTGTAAACCAACTCAGTCAGCCCAAGATTGGGTATGTAACCGTATAACCAGCCGGTGTTGGGATCCAAGGTCAATCCAGGAAGTATGGTTGAATCACCTGGATCAAACCCAAGTGCATATTCAAACTGATCACCATCTAAATCAAGACCGTTGAACTTGTAAGCAAAGAAGTTGTCGTTGCGGACTGTGCCAATAGACCCTTGTGGGTTCAATAAAATAGGAACTCTCACTGGACTTACGTCGGCTGTGATAAATGTGTTGTCGGCACTCATTGGACCGTTGAAGTTTGGCGTTGGGGGAGTGTTCGGTGTAATTGTTTCGGCATCAGCAGTCATGCTATTTTTGCTGTACACAAAAATACTAAATGTTCTAAGATTGTTTGATTTTCCGTCTGAGACTTCCAACACAAATTCGTAATTGGCATTCTGACTTTGTGTGCTAAAATCATATGGAAATTGATCGTAGCCTTGTCCATCTCTACTGTAGCCAGCTTCTTGGTTAATTACGGGCAAGGGTTGAATAAATCCTGAAATCAATCCTTTGGGGCTGATTGTAAGACCCGTGGGTAATTTGCCCGCAATCAACCGAACCACTACAACATCATCAGGATCTGTGTCAGTGTACCCAATCTGCAGATCATCAACCAAACTGCCATCATAGTATTGTGCTATTTGTCCAGCTGGTGTGGTAAATTCTGGAGCATCTTGACCTGTGACTGTGAGTGTGAATGTTCTTTCAGAAATGCGATCAATGACGCCAGCTTGAGTTTTGGTATATGCTCTCACAGTAAATTTACTGGTCACATCTTCGGCCACTTCAAACGGAATTCCTTGTAAACTGGCCACTGCGCGAGGAATACCTTCCAACAAGCCGTTGTCGGAACATTGAATTCCAGCCGGTAGTGCACCTGCTTGTACTACATAACGTGGATGCTGATTAAAACTGGCTGTCATGGAGCCAGCGGCTGTGGTCAAAGTCACATTGCCGGTGCCGTCCTCAAACGTGGAAAGTGTAAATTGTGTGTTGTTTACAACTGTTTGAACAAAATATCTAGTGGTAGAGCTAAGACCACCAAACACTGCACCTGAAAAATACACTTCAAGTCCTGCGTATAAATCAGCCGTGCTGTTGCATGTAACACGATTGCTACCAGATGATGTAGCTGTGCAAGTTCTAGTGGTCAGAGTTGGTACACTGGCTGACAATACTAGTTGAAAGAATATACCTTCGGGTATAGTTCCTAAACTGCCAGCCGGAGTTATCCAAACAGGTTGAGCCATGTTAGAATGAGGATCCTAGTATTCTGTTCCAAATATTACTACTGCCATCATAATTCTGAAAGCAATAATAAAAATAAGTGTCATCATACGCTGTCATGCCAGCAACATCTCCTACTGTTCCAACGGAACTGGTTGGTGGAGTCGTTCGCACACGACTGTATAATTCACCAAAATTGTTGTTGCATTTGATGTATGCTGAGCGTATAGGATCGCCCAGCCCATCATTGGGTGCAGCGCCTACGTTGATTGTTTGTTGAGCCATAGATTAAAGTCCTCTGGCAAGTATTTACCAGAGTTTGCTACAGCCAGTAGGGGAGATTAGAGTCGTTGGTTACAAACGTCCCAGTCAATGATCTTCCAGATATTGTCCAAGTAACGTTCTTTGTCGCTTTGATAGTCCAGCGCCCAGGCATGTTCCCACCAATCAATAAGTACGCATATATCTGTACGTACCGCATGGTTCTTTATGGTTTTGATTTCTCCGCCGGTTGAAAGATAAACCCAACCCGAACCTTGAATTTTCATGGCTGCTTCTTTTACCGCCGCTTTGAAATCTTCATAGGTTTTGAAGTTGGCTTCAATTAATTCTAACACAGCGCCACGAGGCTTGTTGGCACCTTTGGGAGCTCGCAATTGTGGAAAAAATTTGTTGTGTAAAAAGCTACCAGCACGATTAAAATCAGCGTTGCCTTCACCGGCATTGTATCGCTTGGCATAGCCCTTGGCCAAGTGTTCGTAGTGATAATTGATTGTGTCTTTTGACATCACAGGATCTAGGTCCTTTTCACCATAGGGCAGTGGTGTAGTTTCCAGTTTAGCTGGACGAGTGCTGGCTTCTATTAGGTTGATTTCTTTGCGCATAATATATTACTTATCTGCGTCTTGTAATACGCCCGCGAGTTAGATCATATGGGCTGAATTCTATTTCCACTGTGTCGCCCAACAATATTTTGATGTTGTGCTGACGCATTTTACCTGATATGACACCAGTCACAGGTTTTTCAAAATTTTCTATTTTTACTCTAAACATGGCATTGGGCAATACATCGATCACCTGCCCGTCCATTCGGAATCCTTCTTCTTTGGCCATTAGAGCTGATTACTTTTCTTCATTGTTGTGCGATCCTTTCATTAACGACGCATTTTACTTATTTCAATTGCCTCGTC